TTAATAAGCCTAAGCGTATGTACAAGCCAGCAGCAGGCGGCGACAATGCTATGCAACGTCCGATGGAAGATATGTTTAATGAAGCAATGGACGACGATGACGAAGTAGAAGAAGCACTAAGTCCAGAAATGCAAGCACGTAAAGAACGCGACCAAGAAGCAATCCGCGTTAGACGTGATATGTCCACTGGCAGTAAAGGAAGTCGTTTACGTGGCAGAGGACGTGGTACAGCACAACACGACCAGTCTATGAAATTTAAATTTGCCGAAGGCGAACGCAGCGACGACATAGATTATGATGACGAAGATGGCCGATTTATTAAGTGTGCGCATTGCGGAACAATGAACGACACAGATGACTTCCGTGGAGACTCTAGCTGTGAAACCTGCGGCAAAGATGTATACGACGATGACGAAGACGATATATTTGGCGAAAACAAACTTGTTAATGTACACGAAAACGTTGATAGCTTCTTAGACTTATATAAAGCGTTTAGAATCCGCACAGATAAGAAATAAGATGAGAGCTAAAGAGTTTGTAACGGAGGCGAAACGCGGCAAGGTCTTAGATGCACATTCTAAGGTCAGTCCCGGTACCTCTTTTACAACAGACGGCTACATTGACTTGTATCGCGCCTCAGCTATGATGGCACGGTTACCGTCGAACGCTGACGATATAGACCCTTATAGTTGTGTAACAAGGCGCCCAATGGTAGTTACTTACACAGACGAAGAAAAGCAAATGGTTAAAGCTGCCTTTAAGCGTATGGGTATTGATTATCACGAAGAAATGCAAAGCGGCAGCGAAGAGCCCGACGGTGTTAACACAGTTAGCCCAACACAAGGCTTCAAAGGATACTAAAATGAACATTGACACTTTTACAATTTCCATGGCAGCATGGGGATTAGGAACTGTAACAATTATGATTGCTATTGCAGTCTGCAAAGGATGTTGCATTAAGAAATTACTTGGGAAACCTTGTACACCATAACCTCTTAGGACGGTTAGGCGTTACGGCCGTGGGCAGGCGAATTCGCTACTCGCTCCTACTTAGTAAATAAAGAGCAGCTTCCGAGCTGTTTTTTATTCGCCAATCGTTCAATTTTCGAGTAAATACTATTATGGCAAACGGATTAGAAGGTGCACTGGTAAAACGCGCCCACAGTAAAACCAATTACGACGAAGCGCACATATACGAGTTTGCGCGATGTGCAGACCCAGTGACCGGGCCAATGTACTTCCTTACACATTTTTTTTATATCCAAACTACCTTGCACGGTCAGACTTTATACGACCCGTATGACTTTCAAAAGGGATTAATTGAGAGTTATGTAAACAATCGATTCAGCATCAACTTATTATCGCGTCAAACCGGCAAGACAACTACAGCAGCCGGCTATCTGTTATGGTACGCAATGTTCAGGCCCGACACAACTATTCTTATTGCGGCCCACCAATATAGTGGTGTGCAGGAAATTATGCATCGTATTCGCTATGCGTACGAATTATGCCCTGACTATATCCGCGCTGGCGCCACGTCGTACAATAAAGGTAGCATAGACTTTGACAATGGCTCTCGTATCATTGGCCAAGCAACAACAGAAAAAACAGGTCGTGGTTTAACAATTGGCTTACTGTACTTAGATGAGTTTGCATTCGTCCGCCCCACCATAGCTAAAGAATTCTGGACTTCTATACGTCCTACACTTGCTACTGGTGGTGGCGCGATTATAACCAGCACCCCGAACAGTGACGAAGACCAGTTCGCATTGCTATGGAAAGGTGCAAACAAGACAGAAGATGAGTTTGGCATCACACGGGTAGACGGACTAGGTGTCAATGGCTTCCACGCTTACAGCGCAGATTGGACAGCACACCCAGACCGAGACCAAAAGTGGGCCGACGAAGAACGAGCTGCAATAGGCGACGAGCGTTTTCGTCGAGAACACGAAAATCAATTCTTAATCTTTGACGAAACGCTCATTGCTGCAACCACACTTATTGACCTAGAAGGCATCGAGCCACTTCGTACGTCAGGGCAGGTACGATGGTATGCTGAACCCAAGCCAGGCATGATATACACTGTAGCACTGGACCCAAGTCTTGGCACAGGCGGCGATCCAGCGGCCATACAAGTGTTTGAAGCCAACACCACAAAGCAAGTCGCAGAATGGAAACACAACAAGACACCTATCCCAGCGCAGATACGAATATTTGCAGACATCATCGCCGAGGTATCGGATAAATGTCAGAGTACCACCAACGTTTATTACAGCGTAGAAAATAATACACTTGGCGAAGCCGCTCTTATCAGCCTTGAAGAATACGGCGAGCAGAACATAGCCGGCGTATTTTTAAGCGAGCCAAGGCGCAGTGGAAACGTCAGACGTTATCGCAAAGGGTTTAATACCACAAACAAAAGCAAATTAGAATCGTGTGCGAAATTAAAGAATCTAGTCGAAAAGCAAACGATGACTATCAGCAGTAAGCCGCTAATCACGGAGTTCAAACATTTCGTTGCGCACGGTAACAGCTTTTCTGCAAAACCCGGCGAGACTGACGACTTAGTAATGGCATTGGTATTGACAATTCGTATGTTTGCTATATTAAAAGACTATCATAAAGAACTGGCAAGCAACTTACGTGACTATGGCGACGACATCATCGAGCCAATGCCATTCATTGCAATGTTCTAACTTCTAAGGTAAATACTAACATGAACAACGTAGCAGACAAATTATATAACATCCTTGGCACAAAATTTAACAATACAGATATTAAGACTCTGACATCTCAGGGCAAAGAAACAACAGATATGGAAGAAATTGAAATGTTCAGTTTTGACTTCCTTGTTGATTCACGCAACTATGGTCCAGTTGTAATACTGTTAAGTGCAGAAGACAACCTCGAAGTGTACTACGGTGATAACACTAGTAAATCGCTTGAGCGTGATGCAAAGAAAAAGTGGGAGAATTTAATCGAACACCTGAGTACTTTTGCACGTAGCAACAGATTCGGATTTAGTCTTAAACACACCACAGACTTAAAGTATGATTTGTCAAACATTGCTAATATTACCGAAAGCTACAGAAACATTTTCGAGGGATATTACGGAACTAAGAAAACTTCCTACAGCCCACAAGGCAACGCCAAAATTATTATAAAACATAGCAAGGCAATTGGAGAAGACGATAAACGGTTCCGTAATATCTCTCAAATTTTTATTGAAAATGCCGACGGCGAACGTTTTAAATTACCTTTTAAGAAGTTAGCAGGTGCCAGAGCAATGGCTCGTCACGTAACTGAAGGTGGTAATCCTTACGACTTATTTGGCGTACACATTTCTGAAATGGTCAAAGACATTAATACTCTCGGCGGCTTTGTTAGACGTTCAGGCATGTACGAGGGCAATGACGATGCAATGGGACTTGTTGAAACAGGCCGCACTCATTATACATCAATGCGCAAAGGATTAAGCCAGATTGCAGGCAAGCGCGGTTATCACACATATAAAGAAAGTTGGGAGCCATCTGCAATTACCGAACAAGATACAGACACGGACGCAATACGTAAACTCTTTACTGAAAAGACAGTTAACCAGCATACGGAAGATGCATTGCCACTGTTAGCAAGATTACAGCAAATGGTAGAAGCGTCTGAACAGATGAAAGCTATGGAAAAGAATAGAGACGAAGATGCGTTACGTGCAGAATTAAGTCAGGCACAAATTGACGGGCATCCAGAAGATGTTGAACGATTGCAAGCTGAGGTAGATGCTCTTGCTGAAGCCAGTGAACACGTAAGCGACTGGGTACCATACCAGGATGATTTAGACGATGAAGAGGATGACACAGAAATTCCAGTTCCTCGTTACGGCCACGGCCCACGCCCACGCAGGCAGACGTCCGGCATCAACGAAGACACCGGCGAGCCAACTGAACTAGAAACGTATAACAAAATTAAAGATTTTAGTGAAATAGCTCTTAGAGGCTATGCGCGTAGAATCAGCGTACCAGCCGACGCGCTCGAAGGTAACATGGACGCCGACGAGTTAATTGATGAGATTATGAGTTGGTTGTATGACGACGACTGGGAACGTGTTGTAATGAGACCCGGCGGTTTTAATGAAGGTGATGACCATCATTGGGAACCACAAGAAGATCTCGACACAGATATTTGGGGCGATAATGATGACGACCCTACTTACAGCGAGGTCAAGGCACTGTTATCAAAGTACGCTAAGACCAAATCCCCGGAAGATTTCAAAGCGGCAAGAGCAGCAGGAGCATCTATGATGGAACTACAAACAGCAAGAAATCAAATGAAAGAAGCAGACGAATTCGAACAGTGGGCAGATAGTGTAGTTGAAGGTACAGTAACAGAAGGTACTTGGGCAGTTCCAGAAACACAAGAACAGGTAAAAGAACTTCAGGCATTTTTGTCAGAGCCACAGCCAGTTGGCATAGATGCGTTAAATGTTACAGATGCATTATATAATCTCATTGGCTCCGATGATTTATTTGATGAGTTAGATGAACTAGCAGCACGTGATCCAGAAGCAGATGCTCGCCCATCTGTTATCGGATGGATAAAGCAGGCAATTAAGAATGACGGTTTCCAGAACCCGCAAGTATCTCGATATCTACAAAAAGTAATTAACTCTGCAAGCATTGGCGAAGGCATAGCTTGCGACCTTGACGCCGATGATGAGTATCAACTAAATGCCAGTGTTAATAAAGACATGGATGCGCATAAGCAAAGTAACGAGAACAAAAACAAAAAACCATGTTTAGAGTATAAAGCAGAAATTTCCGAATCGGCTCAGAGCGACCTACAGGGGTTAATACAACGTACTCATTTTTTATTAAAGAAATAAAAACATTCCTCTAATGTTTTACAAAACGGCGAAAGCCGTTTTATTTTGACCTCCAAATCACTTGCATAGTTCTGCAGGATGTTATATAATACACGGGTAGTCACAAAAATAAGAATTAAAAATTCTCGACTATCAGGACCGTTTAGATAAATAAACGTATGCTACAACACGCCGTGAAGGTTGCGTAGTATTAGGACATTACAAAGGAGAAAACTATTATGGCCTCATTAGCAGATATTCGTGCTCGTTTAGCAGCACAAGAAAACAAAGGTAACAAATCATTCACAGACGGCGAAGGCCCTGTATACCCACACTGGAACATAGCGGAAGGCGACACTGCCATTCTACGTTTCTTGCCGGACAAAAACACAAACAACCCTTATTTTTGGGTAGAACGTGCGATGTTTAGATTCCCATTCAATGGAATCAAAGGCGACCCAACAGCATCAAGCAACATTGTAGTTCAAGTGCCATGCATGGAAATGTATGGCGAGAAAGACAGCGTGTTAGATGAAGTACGTGGTTGGTTTAAAGATACGTCCATGGAAGAAATGGGTCGTAAGTACTGGAAGAAGCGCACATTCCTATATCAGGGACTGGTACGTCAAGATCCAATGAATAGTCCAACACCTGAGAACCCAATCCGTCGTTTCATGATTAGCCCTCAGATTCATAACATCATTAAGAATAGCTTGATGGATCCGGAAATTGAAAACTTGCCAACAGATACTAACGCCGGCCTCGACTTCCGTATTAATAAGCAGTCTAAAGGTGGCTATGCTGACTACACTAACTCAAGCTGGGCTCGTAAAGAATCAGCATTAACTGATGAAGAACTTGCGGCAATGTCCGACCCTGAAAATGGTATTAGTGATCTTGCTTCTTTCTTGCCGCCAAAGCCTACTGAAGAAGTGCAGAAAGTTATACGCGAAATGTTTGAAGCATCTGTCGAAGGCGAAGCGTATGACCCAGAACGTTGGGGCGCATACTTCACACCACCAGGTATGAAGAAAACTGGTAACGATGATACTAACACATCATCAGCAGCAACAACCGCGACAGCAGCCACTACAGCAACACCAGTTGTTGAGCAAGCACCAGTTGTTGAGCAAGCACCAGTTGTTGAGCAAGCACCAGTTGTTGATGCAGTTGAAGAAGCACCATTTGTTGCAGATACTCCGGTAGCTGAAACAGCTGAAGCAGAAGCACCAGTGGAAAATAGTCAAAAGGCACAAGATATCCTAGCAATGATTCGTTCACGCCAGGCTTAACGCTAACTGTTATGTGGGTGTAAAAGCCCACATAATACTTTCGTTCGAAAGTAAATGAATTATTATTAGGAGAACTAAGATGGGAAAACCATTTGATGTCAGCAAATTCAGAAAATCAATAACAAAATCAATCGACGGCTTGTCAACAGGCTTTCACGATCCAAAAGATTGGATCTCAACAGGTAGCTATGCATTAAATTATCTTGTCAGCGGCGATTTCCACAAAGGAATTCCACTTGGTAAGGTAACAATTTTTGCGGGCGAATCCGGCGCAGGTAAATCATACTTCGCATCCGGTAACATCATTAAACACGCACAAGAGCAAGGTATATTTGTTGTTTTAATCGACAGCGAGAACGCACTTGACGAGACTTGGTTACACGCCTTGGGTGTTGACACCTCAGAGGAAAAATTAATCAAACTTTCGATGTCGATGATTGATGATGTAGCTAAAACAATTAGCACGTTTATGAAAGACTACAAGGAACTGTCCGAAGAAGACAGACCAAAAGTTTTATTTGTAGTTGACTCGCTTGGTATGTTACTTACGCCAACAGACGTAGCACAGTTTGACAAAGGCGACATGAAAGGCGACCTAGGTCGTAAACCAAAAGCTCTTACAGCACTTGTACGAAACACTGTAAATATGTTTGGGGCGTATAATGTAGGATTAGTAGCAACCAATCACACATACGAAAGCCAAGACATGTTTAATCCAGATGAAGTTATAAGTGGTGGACGTGGATTTATATTTGCGTCATCGATTGTAATTGCAATGAAGAAAATGAAACTCAAAGAGGACGACGACGGCAATAAGACAGCCGAAGTACACGGTATCCGTGCAGGTTGTAAAGTAATGAAAACTCGTTACGCAAAGCCGTTTGAAAACATACAGGTTAAGATTCCTTATAAAACTGGTATGAATCCATACAGTGGTTTATTTGATTTAGCAGAGCAGAAGAAGATGTTAACTAAGCAAGGCAACAGTTACGTTTACATTACTCGTGACGGTGAAGAACTCAAAGCATTCCGCAAAAAATGGGAAAAGAATGAGGACGGCTTACTTGACAAGTTAATGGAAGACATTGCTATGTCGGACAAACTTGAACTCGAAGCATCGCTAACTGACCATGCACAGGATGTCAGCTACGACGATTCGGCTAATCTTGCCGAAGAAGAAATCAACGATGATGTTGACCAAATGCAAGAGCCGGTTAACGAATACTTTAAAGACTAAAGGTAAATTGGGGGTGTAAAAACCCCCAATACATCTCCAAAGAGATATATAACAATAACAACAACAGGAGAGAACCTTGGAACACGATATAGAATTATTATTACAAATTTGGAAAGAATTACGACCGCATATATTAAGCGGTGACAGATCCGACGCAGCCGAAGACTTCGTGCATACGCTGATGGAACATGGCATTGACCCTAACGACGTTATGGAATTTGCAGTAGATGGTGACCTGAAGAGTGTATTGCGCGATCATGTCAGCGACGAGCACTTTGACGACGAAGCCGGCTTTGATGATGAAGACGACGAAGAAAATGTTGGTTGGGGTTAATACATGGTCAGGTACAATCAAGTAGTTGCAAACTTTAGCTTACTTCCAAACTTCATAACGTATTACGAGCGTGAGTTAGAAGCAGCTAAAAGCGATGCTTCGATACACGGGGTGGTAGAAAAGCAACTCCGCGACCTGCCGGGTATAACCGAGCACCGGTTTAACCAACTACAGGAAGTTGAAGCACTGCTCAACTATATGAATGTACAGCTCAGACAAATACGTCACAAACATTATAAGCAATTCTTAGAAGGTTATGCCAGGGCACTGACTAGCAGTGATGCAAAATCATATTCTGATGCCGAGGACGAAGTAATTGACTACGAGGTGCTAATAAATGAAGTGGCGCTAATACGTAACAAATTCCTGGGGATTCTTAAGGCTTTAGAGTCCAAAAACTTTCAACTTGGGCATATTGCACGACTACGGGCGGCAGGATTGGAAGATATTTCAGTTTAACCTTATAAATCAACAACTTACAAACCTAATAAAATCAACAACTTACAATTATTTCGAAATCCTTATGTTTTTCAGCAGGTTACAAGAAATTTAGTGGTAGACATTTCGGCAAAGGTATCATATAATACTTATAACAGTTAGGCAAAGACCTAATTACCTAAAACCAGAACTTAACAGGAGTTCAATGATGCAAGTAACAATTTTAGAAGGTACATACCGCGGCGAAGAAGTGCATAACCAAGTATTTGATTTAGTTACAGAACCCAAAGAAGGTAAAAAGGGTTGGACGGTTACAGTTCGCCCAAACGCTGAAACGGGCGGCGACCGCGACAAAATTCGTGTAAACATTCCCACTCCGGAATGTGTCTTAATGCCAGAAGGCGTAACCACCCCAGCTATTGCAACCAAGCAGACTAAAACATCTGCGGCAGTAGCCAAAGCAGTTAAAGAAGAAACAGACGAGGAAGTTATTGCTCGTATCGCAGATCGCTTTGAAATCCTTGAAGAAATGACTGCCGCTGCCATTGACGGCAAAGTACGCGGTATGATTGTTGTTGGTCCTCCGGGTGTTGGCAAGTCCTATGGCGTTATCCGCCAGTTAGAAAAAGCCCACTTGTTTGACCAGGTTGCAAACAAATCACCAAAGTATGACATTGTTAAAGGTGCAATGACTCCAATTGGTTTATACATTAAACTGTACGACAACAGAGCCGCTAACCAAGTGGTTGTGTTTGATGATTGTGATACAATTTTAATGGACGACCTGTCATTGAACTTGCTGAAAGCGGCACTGGACAGTGGCAAGAAGCGTAAACTTTGCTGGAACGCAGATTCACACGCTCTTCGTAATGCAGGTATTCCGGATAACTTTGACTTCCATGGTAGTGTTATCTTTATTACCAACATCCAGTTTGAACACATTCGTTCTAAAAAACTGCAAGACCACCTACAAGCTCTTCAGTCACGTTGTCATTACTTGGATCTAAGTATGAACACTATGCGCGATCGTGTACTGCGAATTCGTCAAATACATAACACTGGTGAACTGTTTGGTCATTATTACTTTAAGAATGGCGAAGGCGATGAGGTTGTTGAGTACATGATCGAAAACCAAGGCCGTTTACGTGAAGTTTCGCTACGTATGGCAGTGAAAATTGCAGACTTAATAAAGGTTACTCCTACAAAATGGAAACGCCTTGCAGAGTCAACTGTTATGAACCACAGTTTCTAAGAGGTTATTATGAAATATTTTATATACTATAATGCGTTTAGTGACGATTGTGCCTACTATATGTTTCCGGAAGGGCACAGTCAGGACTTAGTAACAGAAAATGATGTGCTTATTGATACAATTGAAACTAGTGATAATGACCATGCTAGCGCATTGTTTGCAGAGGCTAGAGAAGCACATAGCAACTTGTTAAACGAAATTTAATGGAAGACTTAATCACAATATATAAGATTCGTCGCAAAGATACAAATCAGTACAGTCAAGGTAGGATTCAATCAATTGGTAGGGCCGCCGACATTCTGCATTCTGTCATAATGCAGAATGTCGTCGACATTCTGCATTATGTAAATTGGAAACGAAACGGTAAGGAATGGACAACTGAAAAAGCATTAAAGGCACACTTGTTAAAATGTATAGAGAAGAGAGTTGATATGTCGGGTTGGGAGATAATGGAATTTACCCAGCAACCTTCTAAGCCGTTAAACGAGTGGTGCGATGCTAAAATGACAATGGCAAGATTAAAGAATTAAAAGTTTAGAGACGCTGGATGTCTAAGTTAACAACAAGTTGAACTCCTGTAAGACATCCAATTTACTCAAAAGCCCCATTTGGGGCTTTTTTTCTTGATAAAAGTATGCTATACTTAATGTATGAATATGAAGGTTAAAACACTTGATGAGATATTTGGAATCGATACTATGAATAAATCCCCGAAGCCAGCAGTTGAAAAAATAATCTTACGTGAGTCACGTAATGCAATTCATCATGAACTAATGACTAAGGTCCGGCTAAACCGATACGACATGAAGTTCATGGCTAACATTTTAGAGAAGTATTTGGCTCCTCACAAGCCGTTGAGTCCAGGACAGAATGCCTTGTATGAAAAAATTGTACACAAGTATCGCAAGCAACTTCGTAAACTGAAGGTAGATTACAAAGATATTATCGCATTGCCATGGGTTGATGGCATCGTGTCACCTGAAGTTTTAAATCAACAGACCTATTTCCGCATTACCGATTCAGATGAAATGCAGTTATATTTCAATTTTAACAAAGCACAAATCGAAAAAGTACGTGCAATAGTTCATGACGATGACGGAGCACATTTAAACAATGGCGCAACCCAGAACTTTGGTAACGGACAAAAGTACAACTTTAACTGGCAAGCCGCCACCAAAACTTGGTCGGGACCATTTAACATATACTTGTTTAAGAAGTTATATGAGTTTGTATTAGCCGCCACGGTCAAAGTAGACGATTCCGTTACCAACTTAGTTGCTAGTCTAGACGAACACGGCTCAGCAGAAGATTGGACCCCAAGTGTTAAGATTATCAATGACAGAATCTATGTCAGTCACATCGCAGAAACTATGCTGCCAATCTTAGAAACGATTGACCCCACCGACTTATCTGTTCTTAATATTGAACGCCTAACAGCAATGGGATTGAAAGCCCCGGCTATCTACAACCATATTGCCGAGTACGTTGAAAGCGCGTCACCAAGAACTGAGCACACCATTCAAACCGGCGAAGACATTGCCGCATTGCGTAACTACGTAGAAGAAAGCGGCCGCAAAATAATCTTTCACATACCGGGGATCAATGGCTGGCTTGTCACAATCAAAGATATTGCATTGCTAGCGGATTGTGCCGCCTGGGGTAAAGGCAACCACGCTGTGCTAACTGCCGACCACGCGCACTTATTCAAATGGTGGAATTCGCCCGATAAACTTGACAACCACGCCGAAGAAGGGTATACTACATTAGTAACCACAACACCCCTAGCCAACCTACTCGGCGCACAAGCCGAGGTTGGTAAGTTCGCCTTAGAGGCAGACAAAGTGATATACATAAAACTAAAAGAGCCCAATGACAACAGCAACAATTTTAATTCGCGATGAGGTGAATTGCAAAATACAAAACTTAGATTTAGACACAAGACAAAAGTTAGTCAAACAATTTAAAATCGAAGTACCTCACGCCAGACACTTGCCTAGCTTTAAGTTAGGACGCTGGGATGGCAAAATTGCATTTTTTGCCTTGGGCGGTAACACCTTCATAAACATGCTCGAAGAAATCCTTCCTATTTTAATAAAGGAAGGATACGACATACAGCTAGACGATAGACGCAACTACAGTTCACATTTTGAATTTCCTACAGTAGACGCAAATACCTTTTCGCACATTACGTGGCCCGCAGGGCACCGGTACGAAGGCGAGCCTATTGTGCTTAATGCTCATCAGGTAGTATGTATAAACGATTACTTGAAGAACCCACAGTGTATGCAGGAAATAGCAACGGGCGCAGGCAAGACAATTATAACCGCCGCCCTGAGTTTGTTTGCAGAACCATATGGTCGCAGTATTATTATCGTTCCTAACAAGTCGCTTGTAACACAAACAGAAGAAGATTACGTTAACATGGGGCTTGATGTTGGGGTGTATTACGGTAACAGAAAGGAATGGAATAAGACGCACACTATCTGTACCTGGCAGAGTCTTAACCAGCTGTTTAAGGATAGCAAAAGCGGTAAGGCATCGCTAACGTTTGACGACTTCATTGATGGCGTGCAATGTTTGATAGTCGACGAAGTCCACAGTGCCAAAGCAGATGCACTGAAAGCAATGCTGTCTGGGCCAATGGCCCACATACCGCTGCGGTGGGGACTAACAGGCACTGTACCAAAAGAAAAGTTTGAGCGTATGACAATTGAATGTACATTAGGTTAGGTAATTGGGCAGGTATCAGCAGTAGAGTTACAGAACTTAGGCATACTTGCCAACTGCCATGTACACATCAAGCAGCTACAAGACAACAGAGACCTAGGCAATTACCAATCAGAATTGAAGTACTTACTAAGCGATGGCGACAGACTGGACCACATAGCCGAGATGCTTATCGCCCAATCGCTGACAGGCAACACGTTAGTCCTAGTCGACCGGGTATCTGCAGCACAAGAACTAGCTCTACGTATGCCACCGGACCGGGTGTCCGTTGTTACAGGCGCAGTAAAAGTATCTAAGCGTAAAGAAGAATACGATGAAGTAGCGGGCATGGATGATAAGATTATCATCGCTACATACGGCGTCGCAGCAGTTGGACTGAACATTCCACGCATCTTTAACCTTGTGCTAATCGAACCCGGCAAGTCCTTTGTGCGTGTAATACAGAGCATAGGGCGAAGCTTACGTGTCGCAGACGACAAAGACTATGCAGACATATATGATATTACAAGCAATTGCAAATTTGCAAAGCGCCACCTTACTAAACG